AGCATATTAAATTATGCATCACACATAAACGAAATTGGTTGCAGAAATAATTTTTTTGGTCGACCTATATGGAATATCAATGAAGATAAAGAGAACAAACTGATAAACAATTATGTTCAATCTACAGCAGTTGACGTAGCACTGACTTACTTTTCTGAGCTAGTAGATAAAATAAACATAGAGCTTTGCAAGCCAATTTTTATTATTCACGATGCATTGGTATTAGATGTACATAATGACTATAAAAATGAAATTGTAAATATTGTAAATCAAGGCTACAATTGTAGTCAATTAGGTTATTTTCCTTTAGAAATAGAAAAATTATCGGAGACATATTAATGTATAAGCAACGAGACGTAGAAAATCTTTGGTCAAAATATGAAGGGCTTTTAAATAAACTTGAAAGTCCTAGTATAAATAGCCTTCTGGAGTGTCAAGGACAGAGAATTATAATGGGTACGTTCTCACAGAGAGAAAAAGAGCAATTTTGTGGAATTGGTGGATTAGTAGAATATGCTCTAGAACTAGCTAAAACTTCTAGTGCAATTACAAAAGCTTTAAACTATGATTTAAGCAAAGCATCTATTATTAAGTGTTCACTACTTTCAGTCTTAGGTAGAGTAGGAACATTAAATGAAGACAGGTTTGTAGACACAACATCAGAGTGGCACAAAGAAAAGCTGGGCCAATATTTTGACTGGAATGAGCTCTGCCCAAAGTACCAAGTAAACGATATGACTTTATTTTGGCTTCAAAGTTTTGGTGTAGAATTATCATGGGATGAGTGGAATGCAATACTGTTATTACGTGATAATTCTTCTGAAGTTAATAAGTTTTACGGAACACATAAGTCTAGACTTGCAACAGTTCTTTGCTTAGCAAATGAAGCTGTATTAAAAGACGAATTAGACAAAATTTCAGGACAATATACTGTACCTTTTTAATATATACATTAAAGAGGTGTTAAAATGAACAGTGATCTTTATTGTCTTGTATTAGAGACTTTACTTGAAGAAGCAGAATTAAATGAGTTTAGCGGTGTAGGTGCAATTGGAGGTGTCGCGACACCTTTAGGTGCAGGCCCCTCAGGAAGAGTTTCGTATCGAGACGGAAACAGCAAGAGTAATTCTGCCTATAAAAAGAAGAAAAAGACTAGAAAAAAATCAAAGAAATCTAGATCACCTTCATGGTACATTAAAAACGGGCCATCTAAAAAAACATTAAAAGAGCAGAATGCAACTAGATGTTTAACAAGTGGTGCACAATTTCATATATCAACTAGTCCAAGTGGTGTAGGAATTGACGTAGACTTTCCATTTCAGCTAAACTTAGATGAAAATCAAGCTATTGAAATGGAAACTCTTCTTCACAATGCTATTGAGTTAGTATTGAGTAGATATTGGAATTAAATAAAAAAATTAAATATTAAAAATTAACGTGTAAATTTTGAACCACTATGTTATAATCATCATGTTTGGTTCAAACAAATAAAATTAAAAATTGCTAAATAAAATTTAAAAATTAGAAAGGACAAATTTATGGCTATCGACTTAGCAGCAATTCGTAAAAAACTAAATCAAATTAGCGGACAAAACTCAAAGAGAAATGTTATGTGGCGACCTGAAGAAGGTTCTGAGACTACTGTTCGTTTACTTGCTTATCCTGACAATGACGGTCAGCCATTTAAGGAGTTAATGTTCTACTACAATATTGGAAACAATCCCGGGCTTTTGTCTCCATATCAATTTAGTAAGGCTGATCCTATTCAAGAGTTAATTACTAAGCTTCGTGACGAAGGATCAAAGGACTCATATGAGCTAGCAAAGAAGCTTTATCCTAAGATGCGTTGTTATGCACCAGTTATTGTTAGAGGTGAAGAAGAAAAGGGTGTAAGACTATGGGCATTTGGCAAGCAAGTCTATCAAACTCTACTAAATTATATGCTTGATGAGGATTATGGCGATATTACAGATCCTACTGATGGCCGTGATGTTCGAATTACATGTACAAAGCAACCTGGAAAGATGTGGGCTACAACAGAAGTTAGGCCTCGTGGTAAAGACTCACCATTGTCTGAAGACTCTTCAAAAGCAAAGCAATGGCTAGACAATATTCCAGACGTTAATGATATGTTTGAGCTTAAGTCATATGAAGAGCTTGAGAGAATTGTAAATACTTGGCTTAACGGTGATGATGAAGAAGAAAATTCTAATGAAACAACTAGAGGTGGCTTTTCAAGCAACAATAAAAAGTCTACAGATGAAAACTCACCTGACGCAATTAGTAGTAAGTATAGCTCTCTAGATGACGCGTTTGCTGATCTAGAGTCTCTTTAATCACAAACATTAAATAAAGGTTTTGTATGAAAAAATTATTGTGTACTATTGTATGTATAGCATTAAACACAGCTTGTGGTTCTTCTCCTGAAGTTGAAACATCAATTCGAATGCCTAAATGGGCTATAAATCAGCCAGAATTATGTGGCTTAGGTGTTCAAAAGATGCGAGGAAACATTGGCACAGATAGAAGATATTCTATTGCAAGAGGAAGAGCTGATCTTAGTAGTCAAATAGAAACTAAAGTCAAGTCCATGATTAGATCATATGAAGCTTCTGGTGAAGAATCTTCAAAGGATTTTACTGAAGAGCTTACAAGATCAGCAGCAATTAACTTGTCAAAAACAACTTTAAATGGTTCTATACCTGCTAAGTTATCAGTTATTGATAATAATATTTTTACGTTAGTATGTTTAAAGCCTGATGTTCTTACAGATGAGATTAATAAAATGAACATTCTAAATAACGCTCAAAAAGCAGCATTGCGAAGAAGAGCAAAAATTGCACATCAAGAATTAGAAGATCAGATGGAAAGGTATGATGACTAGATAATGGCTAAAAAGAAAAAAGAAGAGCTAGATGACTTTACGTCTGACCTAATTAAGTCTTTAAACAAAGAAAGAGGATCTAGAGTTGCTTATAACTTAAGTACTGATGAGTCTCCTACGCATGTTAAAAGATGGATTAGTACTGGATCAAAGCAGCTAGACTATATTATTGCAAACAAAAGAGACGGTGGTTTACCTGAAGGGCGTATTGTTGAAATATTTGGACCACCTTCTATTGGAAAGTCTCATATAGCAACACAAATTGCTAAGTCAACTCAACAAATGGGTGGAATTGTTGTATATATTGATACAGAAAATGCAACATCAGTTGAAAATCTTAGAATGTTAGGTGTTGATATTACAAAGAGATTTGTTTATGTTGATACTCACTGCACTGAAGAGGTCTTATCAATTGCTGAGTCTACTATTATTAAGGCAAAAGCGATGGCAAAAGATGTTCCAGTGACAATTATATGGGACAGTGTTGCTGCTACTTCTCCAAAAGCTGAATTGGTGGGTGACTATGACAAAGAAAGTATTGGCTTGCAAGCACGTGCTATTTCTAAAGGCATGAGAAAGATTACTGGTGTCATTGCCAATGAAAAAGTTCTTATGGTTTGTCTTAATCAAATTAGAACAAAAGTTGGTGTTTTATATGGCGACCCTACTACTACACCCGGCGGAATGGCTATCCCTTTTCACAGTTCAGTTCGAATTAAGCTTGGTGCAGGTTCACAAATCTTAAATAAAGATAAAGAACCAATTGGGATCAACGTATCAGCAAAGACAATTAAAAACAAGGTATCAGCACCATTTAGAAAATGTGATTTTGAAATTCATTTTGGTAAAGGAATTAAAGAACACGAGCAAATGTTTGATTTGTTAAGAAAGAATGGGCCAGAGGAAATTAACAACTATCATATTGAAGTTTCTGGAACTGGTGCTTGGAAAAATTTAGTTGTTTCAACGCTAGATACAGGTGAAGTAATTGTTGATAAAAAGTTTTACAAAGCAGACTTTGATCAGATTATAGATCATCCAGAGTTTGGACAATATATAGACATGCTTTTAGAAAAAGCTATGATTAGAAAAAACAACACAGAAGATCCTGACATTGATCCTGAAAGCTATACTGAAGTTGTAGAAGTCGCTAGACAAGTCATGGACACACACTCAGATGCATTTGAAGCGCTAAAGTAATATGAATAATAAGCCTGATATTTATATTGATGGCTTAAACGTTTTTATGAGACACTTTGCCGCCAATCCAGCTAAGTCTTTAAACGGACAGCTGTGTGGCGGCATTTTTGGTATGTTGAGAAATATACAGCACTTGTCAGAAAAGTTTAAGCCCAATAATATAATTGTAGCTTGGGAAGGTGGTGGTTCTTTAAGAAGAAG